TAAAAAATATGGTGATGCCCGCAGAACTGAACTTACTCAAATTGATATAAAGCCAGAAGAAAAAATCATTGAAGAAGTTATTCCTGAAGATGTAGTAGTTATTCTTTCTCAAACTGGAGATATTAAAAGAGTTCCTGTAAGTAGCTTTAAGGTTCAAAGAAAAAATGGAAAAGGCGTAAAAACAAAAGATGATGCTATATTATCTACAATATCAACTAATACTATTGATAATCTTTTACTTTTTTCTCGTAAAGGAAAAATGTTTAAGATGATAGTTGATGATGTTCCTGTTGGAACAAATTCATCAAAAGGCATTAATGTTAATACTCTTATAAAAATAGAGGCAGATGATGAAATCATTGCAATAACATCTCTTGCAAGAAGTTCAACTGCAAAATATGTAGTATTCTTTACAAAAAATGGTTTAATGAAAAAAACATTACTTGAAGAATATACAAAAGTAAAAAGAGGAACAGGAATTGCGGCAATCAAAATAAATGAAGGAGATTCAATAGTAAATGTTGAATTTTTAAATGAAGAACAAATTCTTGTTATCACTAAAAAAGGTATGGCAATTCGTTTTGAGTCTAAACTTGTTAATTCTGTTGGAAGAATTGCGGCAGGTGTAAAAACTATTAAACTTGATGATGGTGACGAACTTATCGCAGGATTGCCAATTACTTCTGAAACAGATGAAGTTGGAATTATCTCAACTAAAGGATATGGAAAGAAAACTTCAATTAAAGAGTTTACTATCCAAGGCAGAGCAGGAAAAGGTATTGTTATTTATAAACCTACAATGGTTTATGGAGAAATCGCAATAGCTACAATTATAAAGTCTACTGATAATATTTTATTAATCGGTAAACCTAATTCTATATGCATTTCTGCCACAGAACTTCCTTTATTAAGTAGAACAAGTTTTGGTAATATAATGATAAAATCAAATATTCAATCGGGGGTAAAGTTTTAATGTCAAAAATGTTATATTGTCCCACTTGTCAAGAGAAAGTTCATTTTCATCTTGATGAATGGGGCCGTACCCCCTGGCATTTACATTGTGAAAATTGCAATATAAATATAGGGATGAATTATTTAAAAAAAGCAGAAGAACTTTTATCAAAATATCATTCTCTTAATACTTGGATTGAATACTATGACAACGCAATACAGATTCTTAATATAAATGGTGAATATATAATAAATAATACAGAGGCTTAATGCCTCTGTTTGTTTTTTATAAAAATTTTTGTTATAATATATTATAAGAGAAAGGAGAGTTAAAATATGGAAAATTGTAAATATAAATGGGAGTATTAGGCAACTAAAGAAAAATAGGATGCTTATGAAGATTTAATTAAAAATTATTAGATTCCAGACCCACAAGAATTTATTTTATTATCTTAGCAAGAACAAGAGAATATAGTAAAAAATTTTATTAAAGAAATTAGGAAAATTAATATTTTTCCTATTTTTTATTATAATAAAGAAGGAATAAAAAAAGAAATTTTATCTGTTATAAATAAAAACGATGTTTATTTTGATTAGAATGACAATTTAACAACTCAAGCGACTCAAGGATCCGCTTTACTGGATTTTTTATTTCCAAATTTACATCATATTACAGCAGGACATAAGAGTAATACATCTATTTATGATACTTTCTATGATGATGAAAAGTTATTTAAATGTTTATTAGATTATTTTAAAAATAGAAAATTATATACATTAAAGACCGCATTTTTTTCACGAGGTAAATATATGTGGAATACAGGGACTAATTTCTTACCAATTAGGGCGAAAGCAATTTATGAAAGATTTTGTCCTAAAAATGGAATTATTTATGATTATAGTTCTGGATTTGGCGGTAGAATGTTAGGAGCGCTGTCTTCTAATAATAATTATAAATATATTGCAGTATAGCCAAATTCAGACACTTACTATAATTTATTACAATTAGGTCAAATAATTGAAGAAATAACTAATCGAAAAGATTCTTTTTAGATATATAAATAGGGATCAGAAAATTTTATTCCAAAAGAAAAAATAGATTTTGCTTTTTCATGCCCTCCTTTTTTTGACTTATAGAGGTATAGTGATGAACCAACTCAATCTATTGTTAAATTTCCTTAGTATGAAGATTGGCTTGAATATTATGTTAGGCCGACTATTAAAAATTGTTATATTTCATTAAAATAGAATGGTATTTTTGCTGTCGATTTAATGAATTATCAAAAAGGTAATATAAAATTTTATTTAATAGAAGATTGGTTAAAAATTGCTAAATAGGAAGGATTCTTTTTAAAATAGATTTGTAATAATAATACTAGAAATCGAAAAAAACAAGATGACGATAAAGAAAAAATATTAATTTTTACAAAAAGTAATTAGACCAATATTGATTTTTTAAATATAAACCCAAATATAATAAAAAAATATAATTAGAGACTTAAAGAAATACAATAGGAAAAATTAAAAAAACAAAAAATTTTTTGTTATTATGATATTTATGGAAAAATAATAAATAGTTTTTCAAATATTATAGATTTAGAAAAATAGTGCGGATATTCAAAAGAAATAATATCAAAAAATTTAAATAAAAAAAGATATAATGAATATTATTTTAAAGTGTTTACTGGAAAAGAATAGATTTTACAAACAATAAAAATTAAACCTATTATTTGTAAAATTGATAATATATATTTTGATTCATATGCTTAGATTGGAAGATTTTTAGGTGTATCTCGTCAAGCCGTGCACCAAGCGAGACAAAGAAAAAGTAAGAAAATCAATAATTATTAGATAACCTGGTATTAATAATAAATATTTGTATTTTATAAAAAAATATATTATAATAAATTGCTTAAATGTCCCTATTTGTTTTTTATAAAAATTTTTGTTATAATATATTATAAATTAAAAAGAAAAGAGGAAATATTATGGGTTTTATCAGCGAAGAAAATGCAATCAGAAGCATGGTTCCCCTAAGTAAAGCTTATACCTCTATAAAAGATATCCCCGCAGAAGAAATTCAAAAACTTATAAAAGAATGTAATTACTATTCTTATTTATACGACCAAGGCAAACCACTGATTTCAGATGAAGAGTGGGATAATATGTATTTCACAATAAAAGAATGGGAAAAAATAACTGGCATTGTATACGCTAATTCTCCTACTCAAAATATTCCTTATCAAACTATCTCAAAACTTGAGCCTATTGAGCATGAACACTTGATGTTATCACTTGATAAAACTAAAGATCCACTGGATGTTGAAGCATTTATGGAAGGACAGGAATATGTAGGGATGTTTAAAATGGATGGACTTACCTGTTCATTGACATATGAAAATGGGGTTTTAACAAGGGCAGAAACAAGAGGAAATGGTAAAAAAGGAGAAAATATTCTACACAATGCTCGTGTAGTAAAAAATATTCCTCAAAAAATATCTATTACTGATAGAAAAGTAGTAGTAGATGGAGAAATTATTTGTAACATTTCAAACTTTGCGAAGTTTCAAAAAGAATATAAAAATCCTCGTAATTTTGCGGCTGGCAGTATAAGGCTACTTTCAGCAGAAGAATGTTCAAAAAGAAATCTTGAGTTTATCGCTTGGGATTTAATTGAAGGACTTAAAAGTGTAACTTTCACTGAAAGATTAACCTTTTTAAAAGAGCTGGGCTTTACAGTCGTTCCCTATATTTTTTGTCGCAATATTTGGGGAACATCACCATCATTTACAATAAGAGACCTTGATGACCTAAGAAAAGAATATTCGCATTATCCTATTGATGGATATGTATTTAAATTTAATGATATAAAGTATGGAGAAAAAAAAGGTAAAACAGACCATCATTTTAAAAATGCAATAGCATTTAAATTTTATGATGAAATGTATGAAACTCGTTTGAAATATATTGACTGGACAATGGGTAGAACTGGTGTACTTACTCCTGTTGCAGTCTTTGAGCCAATAGAGATAGATGGTTCTATTGTTGAAAGAGCTTCACTTCATAATATTAGTGTAATGAGAGATATTCTTGGAAATTGTTCTTACGTTGGAGAGTCTTTAAAGGTCGCAAAAATGAATATGATTATTCCACAAGTTCTTGAAGCTGGACCTAAAATGACTTATGAAGAAATTTTAAAACACGGCGGAATAACAGCTCTTGATGAAATTTCAATATGCCCAATATGTGGTGGAGAAGTTTCAATAATACCAAGTGATAATGGTATTCTCAATGCAATATGTCAAAATCCAAACTGTGAGGGAAAACTTATCAATCGTTTAGACCATTTTTGCGGGAAGAGAGGTTTAGACATAAAAGGTATTTCAAAAGCAACTTTAAATAAACTTATTGATTGGGGATGGGTAGAAAGTCCAATAGATATTTTTACTCTTTGTCTACATAAAAGTGAATGGGTAAAAAAAGCTGGATTTGGAATAGCTTCGGTAAACAAAATTCTTAATTCAATAGAAGAACACAAAAAAACAACTCTTACAGCTTTTATTTCTTCTCTTGGTATCCCCCTTATAGGAGTTTCAGTTGCAAAAATCTTAGCTGAAACATTTGATACTTATGAAGATTTTAGAAAAGCTGTGGATAACAAAGAATACAGTTTTGCATTGCTCGCGGGATTCGGTCCAGAAATGAATTCTGCATTGAAGTCTTTCGATTTTACAGAAGCAGACTCAATTGTTCCATTCCTCTCAATAGAAACAAAGAAAATTACAAAAGAGGAATCAATTACAAATAAAAAATTAAAAGATAAGGTTGTAGTTATCACTGGTAAGCTAACAACATTTAAAAATAGAAATGAATTAAAAGATTTAATTATAAAAAATGGTGGTAAAGTATCTGATTCAATAACCAGCAAAACATCACTTCTTATCAATAATGATATAAATAGCAATTCATCAAAGAATAAAACTGCAAAAAACAAAGGTATTCCGATTATATCAGAGGCAGATTTTATTCAGTCATATATTGAAAAATGAAAAAATTTTTGATATAATAATATTGTAAGATAAAGATGAATAAAAAATAATCTCAAAAAAAATTTGACTTTTCAAAAAATTTTTGATATAATATATATAAAGGTGAGAAAATTAAACATTCATCTAAATTATAAAAATATTTAATTAAAAGGAGAAAAAATTATTATGGCACTTAAAGAAAATAGTAGATTGGTTTATGATTTTGTAGTAGCACACGACGGAGAAGATTTCACCGCTAATGACATTGCTGAGGCAACAGGACTTTCACCTCGTTCAGTAAATGGTATTATTACTTCAGCTTTTCAGCGTCATAGAGATGCAGATAAGAATGTTGTACCTCTAATGGTTCGTGTTCCTGCTGAGATTGAAGACCCTGAGACAGGACTCCATAAGGCAGTTAAATTTGTTCAGCTTACAGCTGAAGGAAGAGCTTTCGATCCAGACGCAGAATAATAAAACAATATAAAAACAAAAATGGGGTTAGAAAACTATCTAACCCCATTTTTTAAAAGGTGATAGTCATGTAGATAGCAGCAATTATATGTGGAATATTAGCCGTTATATGCGGCATTATCGCTATTATTTATTGTTCAAAACGAACAATAAAATTAAATATATAGCAATAGAGATATTTACAAAACCTAAGTGAAAAAATTATTGACGCTTCTCATTAGGTAGAGTAGATTACTAAAAATATGAAAAAACAAAGATAGAAAGCAGAACAAGAGCAATAGAAAATCGAAAAAGAAATATAGTTTTATAAAAATTCTGCGGAAAAGGAAGCTAAATAGTTACAAGAACTATAGGATAAAAAAAGTATAGTAATTACTGAATTAGGCATTGGTTTAAAAGAAAAGGATAAATTAAATGAGGACATAAAAAAATTAAAAAATACATTAGCCGCCGCAACAGAAAATGAAGTAAGAGAAAGATAGAAAAAAGAAAAAATTAATTTCTATAAATTAACTATTTCAGATGAAGATTTGGCAGATGTTGAAATGTTGGAAAAATTAAAAGTTTCTTTTCATAAACCTGTTGTATTAAGCAAACTTATATGGACTCAATATTTTCAAAAACAAATGACTGATTTATGTAATAGAGTTCTTGGTAAAAAAGTAGTTTGTGGTATTTATAAAATAACTAATACAATTACAGGTGAACAATATATAGGGCAAAGTAAAAATATAGATGATAGATGGAAAGCCCATTGTAAATGTGGACTTGGAATAGATGCTTCTGCAACTAATGCCTTATATAATAATATGCAAAAATATAAAGTTTGGAACTTTACTTTTGAATTATTAGAAGAATGTCCGCCTGAGCAACTTAATGAAAAAGAAGCATTTTGGATTTAGTCTTATCAAAGTAATATATATGGATTGAATACACAAAAAGGAGTTATAAGGAAATGAAATTTGAAAACACTTGGGTAGGAAATTTTGAAGGAGCAATTAGAGGTCTTAGGAACCCTCTTGCAAGCTGGGACAAATCAGATAGCAAATGGAATGGAGAAAACTATATTATAGGTGAAAAAGATATAGAATTAGCTCAGCGTCTAATAAAAGCTGGTCCAGAACATCGTAAATTCCTCCGCCAAATTTTTGTGTCTGTTGATATAACAGCTCCACTTTTTTGGTGGAAATAGGCAGATACTTATAAAGTAGCAACAGTTGCTAATAGTACATCAACAATGCACAAATTAGCGTCTACTCCAATTACTCTTGATTGTTTTGAAACAGATGATTTTGAAGAAGATTTAGAGTATTTTCGAGGAAATACAACAGGAATGTTATCTGAAGTCATAATTGAACAACTTGAATTTTTAAGACAGCAATATAATGAAACAAAAGATGTTCGTTATTGGAAAGAACTTATTAGATGGCTTCCTGAAGGTTGGTTACAAAAAAGAACTTGGACTGCTAATTATGAAACAATTAGAGCAATTTGTTCTAAAGGTCAACGCCGCAATCATAAACTTTCAGAATGGGCTGTATCTTTTATTAATTGGGCAAGAACGCTTCCCTACGCAAAAGAATTTATTTTTGATGATGAACAAGAATAAAAATAATTTATTTGAAAAATAACAAAAAATTTGTTATAATATAATTACAATAAAGAGAAGGAGATTATATTATGACGGATAAAGAATCATTTTTAGATTATGTAGGCAGAATAATTGAAGAATTTGATAAAAATATTACTAAAACAGTTCACGGAGAACAAGTTAAACGTTACTGGAAAGTTCTTCTTGATGGAGAAGAAACTGGTAAGAAAGTAACAGAGAACGGGCAAAAAATTCTACTTTTTATGCAGGAAAATGAAGAAGCTATGAATAATATCTTCACTTCAAAAGAAATTGCAGAAGCTCTCTTTGTTTCTGGTCGTTCTGTTTCTGGTTCAATGCGCAAACTTTTTGGAGATGGATATGTTGATAAAGAAGGCCATAATCCTATAAAGTATTCTCTAACTGCCCTTGGACGGAATTTATCATTGAAAAATTGAAAAATTTTTGATATAATAAATATATAAGATAAAAAATGAGAAAAAAATAAGTTGAACTAAAGGAGAAAAATATTTTATGAAAAAAAATGCAAAATTTATTAATTCATTGAAAATTGAAGGATATGTTTATGGCACAGGTAGCGGTTTTGACCAGCTTTCAGTAAGAGTAACTGGTGAGAACTCAAAACATCCTGGAACAACTTATATTGCAGGTAATCTTGAAATTGCAACAGATGAAGATTGCCTTAATATTATAACAGTTCATTATAGTTATGTTACACCTACTTATGCATCTGGTAAGGTTAATAAGACTTATGATGTCTTGAAGACTATTATAGATAATGCAGAAACAAAGACAGTTATGACTGGCGGGAAGGATAATGCATTTAAAGTTAAATGTTCAGGAATATCTCTTGGAATTAATGACTTTATTGCATCAGATGGTTCAAAAGTTGCAACTCTCAGAAATGAAAATGGTTTTTGTGAACTTGTAAATGTTTTCACTGAAGATGAAGATGAAAAGCACAAGTTTACAACAGATATGCTCATTACAAAAGTAACTCGTATTGAGGCAGATCCTGAAAAAAATATTGATGCTGATTATGCAAATGTTTCAGGTTGTGTTTTTGGATTTGGTCCTAAGATTATTCCAGCAACATTTGTGGTAAAGAATGAAGCAGGTATTAAATATTTTGAAGACCTTGAGGCTTCTCCTGCAAATCCTATATTTACAAAAGTTTGGGGCAGAATTAATTGTTCAATCACGAAGATTGTAAAAACAGAAGAATCAGCATTTGGTGAAGCAGCAGTGCAGACTTATGATAAAAAGGTTCGTGAATATGTCATTACTGGTACAGCAAAAGTTATATATGACTTTGGTGATGAAGAAGTCCTTACTGCTGAGGATGTAAAAGAAATGTCTCAGGCAAGACAGACAGTTCTCGCTGAAGTACAGAAGAGATTCGATGAAAAGGCCAACGCCATTGCAACAGCTCCAACAACACCTTCAAAGAAGGCAGCTCCAAAAAATAGTGCAATTCTTGATGGAGATTTTAACTTTTAATTTGAAGAGGGTTCCCTTCTTCTATTAAAAGATGAAAGGAGTAAATAATATGGCAGATATAGATATTTTTAATATACAACCACACCAAGTAAGTAGAGATTTAAGAGGATATTCAGTATTCTTTTATGGTTAGCCAAAAAGCGGAAAGACAACAACCGCCGCAAAGTTTGAAAATAATCTTTTATTGGCTTTTGAAAAAGGTTATAATGCAATACCTGGTGTTATGGCTCAACCAATTAATAATTGGGCAGAGTTTCGTAAAGTTTTAAGACAGTTAAAAGATTCAAAAGCTAAAGAAAAATTTTATACTATTACTATTGATACGGTAGACATCGCCTATGATTATTGTACTAAGTATATTTGTGATAATGCAATTCGTTCAGATGGTACAGTTGGAGTAGATAATATTGGGGACATTCCTTATGGCAAAGGCTATAGTTTAGTAGCCAAAGAATTTGATGAATGTTTAAGATCTATCGTTATGATGGACTATGGACTTGTTTTAATTTCACACGCAACAGATAAAGTATTTAAAGATGAGTCAGGTTCAGAGTATAATAAAATTGTTCCAACTCTTGATAAAAGAGCAAATAATATTGTTGCTCGAATGGCAGATATTATAGGTTATTCAAGAATTGTAACAAATAATAAAGGTGAAAATGTTACAAAACTATTTATAAGAGGAACTCCAAGATTTGAAGCAGGTTCTCGATTTAAATATACTCCAGATTATATAGATTTTACTTATAAAAATCTGGTTGAAGCCATCTCTGTTGCAATAGACAAACAAGCAAAAGAAGATGGAGAAGAGTATTTTACAGATACTCGTAGTAATGCTTATGTTGATACTGCCAGTGAACTTGATTTTGATGAATTGTCAAAAGGCTGTGCAGATATCATCAATAATTTAATTGCAAATAACTCAAGTGATGTATTTGAAAACTTCTACCAGCCCCGCATTATTCAAATAACGGATAAGTATTTAGGTAGAGGTCAAAAAATGAGTCAATGCTCAAGAGAACAAGTTGAAGCACTTTCTCTTATTTTTGATGATTTAAAAACTCTGGCCGAGTTAAGTCCGAATAAAGACTCTTAAAAATACATCTCGTGAGTTTGAATATCCAAAACATAATTTTTAAAGAAGAAGGTCAAAGAATTTTTTCTTTGACTTTTTTCTTTTTTTATGTTATAATAGATTATATAAGAAAAAATGGAGGAATAGGTATGAAAGCTGCTTATGTAAAATGCTTATATTGCGGCGAGCGTTTTAACCGCAATGACCTAAACATTCCTACAAAACAAGTATCTGCAAGAAGATATGCACATCTTTCTTGTTGGGAAAAACATCAATCAGAAATGTCAAAAGAAGAAAGAGATATGGAAGCATTTTTTGAATATGTAAGAAATCTTTTTAAAGAAGACTATAATCATATTCTTACAAAAAAACTTGCAGAAAGATATGTAAAAGAAAATAATTATAGTTATAGTGGAATGTTAAAAACTTTAAAATGGTATTATGAAAAAGAAGGACACGATATATCAAAAGGAAATGGAAGTATAGGCATTATTCCATACATATATAATCAAGCCTTAGAATATTATTATGCTCTATATAAAGCACAAAAGATAAATGCATCAAAGGATGTTTCTCAATATATAAAATCTCCTACAAGAGAAATAACGATTGAATCTCCAAGAACTTTTGTGCCATCACCGCATTTATGGCTAGAGGGGGACGACGAAGAATGAACTCAAAATATTATGATGTTCAAAGCTGTATGCAAGTTATAGGAGATGTATTTATAAATCCAAATCTTTTAGATTTAGAAGAAAAATATAAATTTCACGAAGAAGATTTTCCGCAAGAATTTCATAAAATATTGTTTGGTTCTATCTATAATCTTCATAAACTTGGTGCAAAAGAAATCTCAGTAGAGGATATAGAACAATATCTTGAACAAAGACCAAAAAAATATTCTGTTTATAAACTTAATAAAGGCTCAGAATATCTTGAAAGTTTAAAAGAAATGTGTCAACTTGCAGCTTTTGATTATTACTATAATCGAATGAAAAAGATGACACTTTTAAGAATGTATAATAAAAATATTGGGATAGATTTATCTTGGTTATATGACCCTGATAATGTATTAGATGTAAAAAAGAAAGAAGCTCAAGAAGCTTGGTTTGATAATACATCTATTATGGACATAGCTAATACAATTAATGACAAAATTGATGATATAAAATCTAAATATGTTGACAATGCAGAAGAAGGGTTGATTCAAGCAGGGAATGGAGCAATGGCTCTTCTTGAAAGATTAAAGGAAAAACCTGAAATTGGTTATCCTTTATTCGGTAAACTTGTTAATGGTGTTCATAGAGGAGCAAGATTAAAGAAACTATATCTTAGAAGTGCTGCGACAGGTGTGGGAAAGGCTGTCCCAAATTCAACAATAATCCCCACCCCCAATGGGTTAAAAACAATTGGAGAAATTCAAGTTGGAGATTATTTGTTTGATGCATTTGGCAAACCTACTTTAGTAAAAGCTATTTATCCCCAAGGGGAAAAAGAAGTATGGGAAGTAACTTTTAAAGATGGAAGAAAAGCCAAATGCTGTGAAGAACATTTATGGAGTTATTGTACCGAAGGACAAAGAAAAGAACAAAAATTAAATAGAAAATTTTATACTAAAACATTAAAAGAAATTAATCAATTAGATCTTTATCAAAAGGGGCACGGGTATAAAATTTTAATTCCAATGCAAAAGGCTGTTGAATACAATCTAAAAAATTATTATATAACCCCATATGCGTTTGGTTTATTATTAGGAGATGGAAGTTTTAGATATAGCAACAATAAAGCTTTAACATTTAGCAGCGAAAACAATGAGCTTCCTTCCGCACTGGCAAAAGAAATGAATTGGAATTATAAAAAAAATTCTGATAAAAATTATAATTGGAACTTTGAAGATCCAAATAATTTAAATCATACTAATGTTTGGGTAGAAGAAGCATTAAAAGATTTTCCTGCTTTATGGCAAACTAAATCTGAAACAAAATTTATTCCAAGAGAGTATCTTGAAGGTTCTATTGAGCAAAGATTTGATTTATTAAATGGATTATTAGACACTGATGGTTCAATAGATAAAAAGAAAGGAAGAATTTCTTATTATACTGTAAGTCCGCGACTTCGTGATGATGTAATTGAATTAAGTTTAAGTTTAGGTTTTAAAGCAACTTGGTTAGAAGATAATCATAAAGATTCTTTACCTTTATATAAAATTGAAATTACTGGAACTCCAGAAGATAAACTTAAATTATTTAAACTTAAAAGAAAACACGATTTAATTGAATTTTGGTACAACAATGGAAAAAGAAAAGAATTAAATCTTTTTAATCCCATTGTAAAAATTGAAAAATTAAATTATTCAGAAGAAATGACTTGTTTTTATGTTGATAATGAAGAGCATCTTTTCTTAATGAATGATTATATTGTTACCCACAATACTCGTTCAATGATTGCGGATGCTTGCTCTATTGCTTGCAATCAAATTTATAATATAGAAAAAGGTGAATGGGAGCCAAATGGTACTCGTGAACCAACTCAATTTATTACGACAGAACAGACAAAAGAAGAAATTCAACCTATGATGATTGCTTTCATATCTGGAGTTGACGAAGAACATATTATGAAAAGTGATTATGCAGAAGGTGAATGGGAACGAGTTGTCAAGGCCGCAGAAATTATAGAAAGAAGTCCTCTCTATATAAAAATTCTTCCAGATTTTTCATTACAAGATATAGAAAACACAATTAAATTTGGTATTCGTCAAGAAGGTGTGCGATATATCTTTATGGATTATATTCATTCAAGTATGAAAATTTTAAGTGAAATAAGTTCAAAAGCTGGAGTAAAAGGATTGAGAGAAGATAACATTCTATTTATGATTAGTGTAAGGTTAAAAGACTTATGTAATCAATATGGAGTATTTATAATGTCTGCAACTCAGCTTAATGCAGATTATATCTCTGCTCAACAATATGACCAAAACTTATTGAGAGGGGCAAAAGCAATTGCTGATAAAATTGATTGTGGTATGATTATGTTACAAGCAAATCAAGATGATTTTGATTCATTAAAAACAATAGTAAGTTCAATGGGAATTGAAATGCCAACAATTAAAATGTCTATTTATAAAAATCGTGGCGGCAGATATAAAGATATTCTTTTATGGTGTAAAGCTAATAGAGGAATTTGTAGAATTGAACCTATGTTTGCAACTACATACAACTATGAATTAATTAATATTGAAGATTTAAAAATAACAGTAACCCCAAGAATTGAAGCATCTGCTTTTTAAGGAGGATATTATGGAAGAAATTAAATGTTGTAAAGAATGTCCTTGTTATCATATAAAAAATAAATATTGTGATATGATGGCGGTTCAACTTCCGCCAGAAATGCATCCTTGTTCAACAATAGCTCCAGAAAAATATCACCCTTTAGGATATGGAAAATATTGTCCAGATGGATGGATTTCTGGAGGAGGTACTGAATATAATGCAAAAATATAAATATGATAAAAATTCATTAAAAGAAAATTTATCAATAGAAGAAGTATTTGATTTGGTTGCAGAGTTGGGTGGAGAACCTCATATGAATATTGATTCATTTACTGCCCGCACAATTTGTCACGGAGGAAATAGTCATAAATTATATTATTATGCTAACACACATTTATTTCATTGCTATACAGAATGTGGAGACGCATCTTTTGATATATATGAACTTGTTTTAAAAGTTGGAAGAGCCAGTGGAAGAGTAAACTATTCTCTTCCACAAGCTATTGTTTTTGTAGCAAAATATTTTGGTTATTCCACTGATAACTTTGAATTTGAAGATTGCCAAGAAGATTTGAAAGATTGGAAATTCATCAATGCTTTTAAGAGAGGAAAAGAAAAATCAAAACCGCAACAAGTTGAGCTTAAAATATATGATAATGCTATATTAAAATATCTTCCTTGTCCTCATATTTTACCATGGGAAAAAGAAGATATAACTTTTGATATTTTAAAATCTCGTGGAATTTGTTATGACCCTTTAAATATGGGAATAATTATTCCTCATTATGATATAAATAATAATTTAATAGGTATAAGAGAAAGAACTTTAATTAAAGAAGAAGAAATTTATGGAAAATATAAACCTGCTATTTTAAATGGCAAGCAGTACAATCATCCTTTATCTTTTAATCTTTATAATATAAATCATAGTAAAGAAAATATTAAAAGAATGAAAATAGCAATAGTGTTTGAAGGTGAAAAATCTTGTTTGAAATATGCATCATATTTTGGGAAAGATAATGATATTAGTGTTGCTTGCTGCGGAAGTAATTTAATTAATTATCAAGTTAAATTATTGCTTTCATTAGGCGTTAAAGAAATTGTTGTTGCTCTTGATAAACAGTTTCAAGAAATTGGGGATGAAGAATGGGAGAAATGGACGGCAAAATTAAAAACAATATATAATAAATATGGACATTATGTAAATATAAGTTATATGTTTGATTTACATAATTTATTATCTTATAAATCAAGTCCAATAGATGAAGGTAAAGAAAAATTCTTAATATTATTTAAAGAGAGGGTTAGAATTGAATGAAATATGAATTAATTAATAAACCAATATTTCAATTTTCTCCAATCGAACAAATACTTGTAAATAGAGGAATAAAGCCTTCTGATTTATTTCATTATTTACATCTTTGTGAAGGAGACATTTGTAATTATGAAAGTTTCGGCTTGCTTCAATTAGAAACAGCTTTAAAATATTTAATAAATTGTATTAAAAATCAATAGAAAGCAATTCTTATAGTTGATAGCGATTGTGATGGTATAACTTCTGCAGCATTGCTTATAAATTATTTAAGTAAAATATTTCCTACTTGGGTTAATTCTTGTTTAACTTGGAAAATGCATCAAGGAAAACAGCATGGATTAGCTGATTGTATAGATGAAATTGAAACAAATAAATATAAACTTGTATTATGTCCAGACTCTGCAAGTAATGACTATAATGAGCATGCCCGCATTAAAGCATATGGAGGAAATACTATTGTATTAGACCACCACTTAACAGATAAAATTAGTTAGGATGCGGTAATTATTAATAATCAACTATCAAAATATCCTAATAAAGAATTAAGTGGTGTTGGTGTGGTTTGGCAATTCTGTAGATTTATTGATAGTAAATTAAAAACAAATTATGCTAATGATTATTTAGATTTAGTTGCTCTTGGTCTTTGCGGAGATATGATGAGTCTTCGGTCTTTTGAAACAAGATATCTTGTCACAGAAGGATTTAAAAAATGTAATATTAAAAATCCTTTTATAGAAGGAATGATAGAAAAAAATGAATTTCCTTTAAGTAAATCAGATTATATTTCAGCAGATGAATCTATGGCTTGCACTTCTATGGGTGCTGCATTTTTTATTGTTCCTTTTGTTAATGCTTTAACAAGAAGTGGAACTCAAACAGAGAAAGAATTGCTTTTTAAATCTATGCTTGATAATTATGCTTTTACAAAGGTATTATCAAATAAAAGAGGACATAAAGAAGGAGAACAAGAAACTATTTTAGCACAGGCCTTACGCACTGCAACAAATGTTAAAAACAGACAAACAAGAGCTGAAGATGCTGGCATGGCTTTATTAGAATCAAAGATTCAAAGTCAAAATTTATTAAGTCATAAAATTCTATTATTCTTATTAAAAAAGAATGAAATAGAACCAAATATTCGTGGATTAGTTGCAAATAAAATGATGGCAAAATACCAACGTCCTTGTTTAGTTTTATCATATTCTCCAGAAAAAAGAATCTATGAAGGTAGCGGAAGAGGATATACAAAAACAGGAGTAAATAGTTTTAAAGACATTCTTGAAAAATCTGGTGTAGTTGCCTATGCACAAGGGCACGACAATGCAATGGGTTGTGGGATTCCAGAAGAACAAATTCCTATCTTTATTACTGAAACTGATAAAATATTAGAAAATATTTCAACTGAACCAATATATAGAGTAGATTATGAGCTTTTTGAGAATAATGATAATACTCAACTTATTCTTGATATCGGCAATATGAATGATTATTGGGGACAAGACATAGATAGAGCATATATAAATATTAATTTTAAAATGACAAATCAAAATATTGCTCTTATGAAAAGCAATACATTTAAAATTACTCTCCCTTATAATATATCTATTATAAAATTTAATATTACAGAAGAAGAACTTACAAAATTCTCAGAAATATTAAATAAACATCCTTATATTGAAATGAACGCCATATGCAAATGTGCTGTAAATAAATGGAATGGCAATTCTTATCCACAGCTTATTGTTCAAGACTGGGAAATTATAGATTCACCTGAATATGCAACATTTCAGAAATATTCTTTTGAATCTTTTTAATTAAACAAAAGATTTCTTTGGCTGCTTGGGGCGAAAACAACCGAGCTTCAGATTGGAAAATGCATTTAGAATTTTTTGATTTGCATTTTCCAATCTTGATTTTTTTATAAAAATTTGTTATAATATAATTAAGAATATGAAAGGAAGAATAAAAAATGATATTGACTAAAAAGCAAGAAGAAGGATTAAAAATTGCAGTACAAAGACATAGAGACAATGAAAAATATACGGTTATTAGCGGTTATGCAGGATCAGGTAAATCAACACTTGTAAGATTTATTATTGATGCACTTGATGTTGAAGAAGATAGAGTTTGCTATTCTGCTTTTACAGGTAAAGCCGCAGAAATCTTAAGAAAAAAGGGAAATAAAAATGTATGTACTTTACATAAACTACTTTATGATCATTTTCCAAAACCTGCGGGAGGATTTTTTAGAAAGCCTAAAGAATTTATTGGATATGATGTTGTGGTAGTAGATGAAGTAAGCATGGCACCAAAAACATTAATGGATTTATTGTTTTCGCATCAAGTGTATGTAATTTGTCTTGGAGACCCCTTTCAGCTTCCGCCAATAGATAAAGATGAAGATAATCAACTTCTTAATAAACCTCATATTTTTTTGGATGAAATTATGCGACAAGCGCAAGAATCTGAAATTATTAGATTAACAATGAAGATAAGAGAAGGAGAAAATATTGACGCTTTTGATGGAAATGAAGTAAAAATTCTTCCAAGTACTCAACTTACTACTGGTGTGCTTCAATGGGGAGACCAAGTACTTACTGCAACCAATGCTAAAAGACAAATGATAAATACAAAAATGAGAAGTCTATTGGGTTTTGAAGGGCCGCCGCAAGATGGAGATAAACTTATTTGTTTGAGAAATTATTGGGAAAATATCAGTAACATAGGCGGAGATTCACTTATTAATGGGACAATAGGAATATTAAATAATAGTTTCAAAACAAAAAGATATATTCCTCGTTTTATAAAAAGCCCTGTTCCATATTTTGATGTACTTATGGGAGATTTTATTATTCCAGAAACAGATGATTTTTATAGAATGACAGAAATAGATTATAAAATGTTAACAACTGGAGATAAATGTTGTGATTGGCGGTTATC